ACTAACAGTACCAGAGGGCTTGACAGCAGTAATAGCAGCAGAAGGATTAATACCAAGCCTTCCAGCGTACTCTTTGTTAACTGCCACAGCTTCTTCCCGTAGAGCCTTAAGCCACTTCTTAAGTTTCGCACGATCCTCTCTCCCTGACAGTAACGGGTGATCCATGATACCTGTGAGGCTAACGCCCAACAGGGCTTCCTCTTCGGTGTTCTTCTGCCACACCTTACGTAAGTACCGGAAGTCCGTTAGCGTAGCCTGAAGAGTTCCAAGGATAGTAGCAGCGCGTACTTTTCGTTTGAGGTCTGCCAACGTATCGGCTGGCCTGACAACAACTTCTGACAGGTTACAGAACTGATAGGGTCGGAGGATGATTTCGCTACACGGATTAGTTCCAAAATCATAGGTAGAATCTCGTCTGCCGTTCTTTGCAGCCTGTCGTTGACTTGCGACCCTAGAGAACATTCCTCGTTCTCCTGACTTTGATTCGTATAAACTCCACCACTCATTTAAAAACGCCTCAAAGTCTGGTGTTTCCGTGTAACACGCACTGTTGTTTGCTAGTCCTCGCTGGGGGTTCTCGTCGAACCAGGAACCTGACTTTGCTCGTCGGATTCTGTCGTCTGTGAGGTTACTGAGTCCGATGAGGGCTGACCTTCGGACGCCCCCAACGACGACGATTTGTGCGATCTTGCAGCAAATATCGTGGCATTCAAGGGATGTAAGCTTTCTTCCAGCAGCTTGCCGAAAGCACTCCACCGTGAATCTAAAAAGCTCGTGCAGAGGCTCTGGACCGCTTGCTCGACCTCCAAAAGTTTTAAGCGGGGAACCTGAAGGTCGTACTCTGCTTGTGTCCCATTTGGGAATCTGACCTGAATAGAGCAATGAAACCAACTCCCTAAACGATTTCGCCCATCCGATCTTCGAATCCGCAACATGGATAACTGTGTCTGTTTCATGGAAATCCTCTGCAACCTCTGGCAACTTGTTAATGTACTGGCGCTCTACTGAGAAACCTACTCCTGTACCACACATAAGCACGTACATCATCTCATCGAAAGCCTTGGGGTGATCTATAGGCATATAGGAGCAGTTAAACCCTGCTACGTTATCCCTGTCTAGGGCCTCCCCAGCGGTCATCAAGGCCCTCATAGAAGGCATAACTTCTAAATCTAGGATAGCGTCGAATACGTCTTGGGCATCTCCCTCAGAAAGCTTGTCTCCCCAGTAATTGACGTAACGCGCTACGGTTTCTCCCCAAGTCTCCCTGCGCTTTAGCTCTGGTATGTACCTAGCGTACCTACTCTTGTGTATGTATTGTTGATATGCGTCCATTTACCCTCCACCGAGTATTTCGTTCATAATTGAAGATGCTCCCATGTTTAGCAGAACGTAGGTAGCGTCGGGGTGCTCTGTGTTGCTCACTACCTGTAGCATTTCCCCTTCTAAGAAAAGAACGAGGGCAACGTCTAAGTCAACCCCGTGCTCTTGCTCTAGCTCTCCAGCGACGATGGACATAGCCGTAAGTACCTGTGACGCTGAAGGACTCTGTTTCTTGTCTGTTCCTTTACCAAATTCCCCTTGTATTACCTTCACAGTAGCTCCTCTATCAGACGCTCCAAGTACCACCGAGCCTTCCGTAAGTCCTCCACAGGCTTGCCCTTGTAGTCGTAGCGCCATACGTACTTCATCAGGTTGCCCTTGAGGTATCCCCTAAACTCATTAGGTGGCATAGACGCTTTGATTGCTTCAATAGCCTCTATCGCTCCTACGTTGTAGTGGTCGGGTTTGTTCACTGGGTCGTGTTTATCCTCGGGGTGGAACAGTTTACCTGCCTTGGTTACCTTGTCCCACTCCTCGGGCAATACATTATCAATACTCATCTTCTTCCTCCAGCAGCTCTTCCCAAAACTTCTCTAGCCTCATAATAAGTTTGTCTTCAAACCTATCCAGTATTTCCTCTGAGCTAATCTGTAGAGCCTCTAGTAAGTCGTCAGGGTCGTAGGCTGTCAAGATTCTCTCCTTAGTTTCCTCTAGCGTAAGCATAGTCTACTAACTCCTCCAAGGTCTCCAGACTGTACCACTTCAGTCCATGCTTTTCACACCACTGAGCCATAGTCAGTTTAGCTCCCTTACGTACTTTCTGGTTTGGCTTCATAAGTACAAACACTAATTCGTTTTCTTTCGGTAGGCAGTCTTTAATTGCCTTATACTTTTGCGTGTCTCCCTCTCTAAAGAATCCTTTACACTCCACAAGAACTCCCGAAGGATGGATGAAGTCTGGCGTGTAAACTCTCGGCACTTGGTAAGCGTACTTGTTGCTTTCATATTCAAACCCTTGTGATTTTAGTTGCTGATTAACGTCCTGCTCAAAGTTGCTACGAAAGTTCTTTGAGCGGGATTTCGGGGACCTTCGGCTCATTGTGTACCTCTACTAGAAAACGTGGACCGGAAGAATAGGCGAAGGCTCTCATAGTGGGCCAGCACTCTGTTTTGTATTGACAGTAGGAACAACCAACGGCGAGTTTCTGGTTTCCGCTCTTTCCATCTGCGATAGGCTGATAGCATACGATGGGGGCCTCTGGTTGCTCCACTAGCTTTTTTACGCGCTCAATGTGCTCCTCTATGTCGTAGGAAACCTTGTCGTAACAGAAGTGTTCCTGGTCCTCAGAGTCGTACATCAGGTAAGCTAGGTGACCGTTTTGCTTGTCCATAGCTAACCAACCAAACTTAGTCTCCCCTTCCGAGTGCGCGTAGCCCTTAATTTGAGCGACGTATCCGAAAGGATCATCGAAGGCAAGCGTCCCGTCCCTGAACTTTTTGAATCCGAAGCTAGAGACAGACTTAACGTCAGTGACAACACCATCAATCTTACAGTCCATAGAGCCTTTGATTCCAGCCACTTCGCACTTCTTCTGTTCATCTGTAACCTCGTGTCCAGAGAGCCTAGTGAGAAACAAAAGCATCTCTTCGATCAAGTGACCGTACATAAACTTGACGTATGTATTTGGTGTCATGTCCTCTTGTACGTCTGGTTTGTTTACGGCGTTCCACAAGTACCTGTCGTTGCGCCCAATGTTGGACATACGAAGCTTCCGTCCGTCACGCTCCTCAGTGAACAGGTTACGCATGAGGCGCTTACAGTTCTCTCCGAAGTGTTCTACCTCGGCCTCCAAGTCAACACCCTCTGGTACTTCTTTAGAAGCAACCACAGCGTATATGTCTTCTATCAAAGTTTCTATGCTCATTGCTTGTGCTCCACCCATCTAAATTTACGGGTTTTTGAGTTAAACCCGAGAATAACAACACCTAACTTTGCCTGTTCTTCTGACCTACGCGGTGCGAAAAGCCGCCCATTACGCTTATCTAGTTGCTCTGTCTTAACGTCTATTAAAGTAATCTCCTCGTCTTTCCAAGCGATCATGTCTATCACTCCTGTTGAGCCAGGGTTTAAAAACACTTCGTAACCTTGGTCCCACAACCAAGTCACCGCATAAAATTCCGCTAAGTCTCCAAGCCGATTTGGACTCATAATAACTTCTGGCATAGCTTTCTCCTGTTTATACTATAAGTATATCACGAACGGGATTCAAGGTCAGCACATTTCTTGTGTATTTCTTCAATGGGTGTCAGCCCACGTTTTTCCGACTTTGGATTCTCCGTCGAGGGGGCAGCGGAGCTTGTAGTGGAGTCCTGCTGCCTTGATACACTCCACTGCCAACCAGCCGAACTTCTCGGCTTGGGCTTCTGGTACTTCGGTTTGAATCTCATCATGTATATTACCTACAAATTTAAAGTCTAGTTTCCACTGCTGCGCGTAGGATTCAAGGAGGACTAAAGCTCTCTTCATAACGATAGCGCCAGCAGATTGCAACAGCGTATTTAATGCACTATGCTCTGATCGGACGAGGACTTCCCTACCGTCGAGTCCTTTAAGATGACCTCTGCCAGAAGCGTTTCCAACTCGTTCTCGTAGAGCTTCAAGAGCAGGTGTATTTCGTAGAAACCTTTGCTTAAGCTCCCTGCCATGCTTTGCAGTTCCTCCAACGATACTTCCGATCTTTGCGTCTCCCGCTCCGTATAAGAAAGCATAGATGAAAGTTTTTGCTTGAGGTCTTGTGTCAAGCCCTGCTGCCACTTGATTTCTGGTGTGAACATCGTCTCTAAGTAGGACATTTGTAAATTCCTGGTCATTCATGTAGTGGGCTAACATACGTAGTTCTAATCCTGAAGCGTCAGTACCGACCAATAGCTTACCCTCTGGCACTGTCCAACACTCCCGACACTCTGGTACTGCTGGTACTTGCGCCATATTAGGCGTCTGGTGCGTCATTCGGCCTGTTATAGCGCCGTTTGTTATCACCCTGCCGTGTACCCTTCCGTCTTCCTGTACGTTCTCAAGCCAGCTCTTGACCTGTGCGCTTCGCTTTTGGATAGTAAGAAATTCAAGAACCTTTGCTGCCTCGGGGACGCTATCGTTTTCCTTAAGCGTCTTCTCATCGACGACAGGCTTACCCGTTTCCGTCTTCTGGTTCCACTTTGCACCCTTAGTTGCAAGCCTAGCCGCAACCTGTTGCCTCGACCCCACGTTAAAAATCTCGACTCTATCTTTAAGTCTCTTGCCTGTTTTTTCTGACCAACGCTCTTCCACAATAGGCGGGAAGATAGACTGTAGTTCTTCTTCGATGCCATTCATGGTCTCCTTGTATTCAGCGACTAAACTGAGCGCCTTACGTTGATCCAAGAGCCACCCGTTCCGTTCCTGCTGGGATATTGCCCACTGTACCTCGTGTTCTAGATTCTGGCTTTCCTGAGAAAAACCAGCAAGCTCCTCCATAAGCGCCTCGTGTACTGCTTGAGTTACCTCTGTGTCCCTCATGCAGTAGTCGATCATCTCAGGGGACAGCCTAGACCAGTCCTCGTGGTCACCCTTAAGGAAACCTAAGGTGTTACCCCAGTTGCGTAGGGAGTGTCCTCCGGTCCTGTTAGGG